ACATAATTAATGTTTTACAATATCTTTATCTTCTTCTGGAATATTATGATCTGAAACCTGATCTTCTTCTAATTTTTTTAAACCTACTAATTTAGGACTTATGTTAGGTATATCTTTAATAAGTGTGTGTAATTCCTGTATTAATTCATCATCAGTTTTAGCTTTTGTGTCATCAATACTTAAATTTATATTTTGACTAGAAAAACTACCTAATTCTAATAATAATTTTGCTGTGTTTAAACGAACTGAGTCTTGTTCAGACAATAACAGATCTTTTAGAACAGATATTGCTGGGCCACTTGTATTAGCAATTCTTTCTTCATTTTTCTTTCTTATTTCTATGCTAAGTTTTTTTCTTAGATAAGCGCCCATTTGAGCAGGTTTAGTATCTTTATTATATCCAGCTTTAATTGCTGATTGAGTAGCATTACCTGCGGTGCTGCCTTCAGTAAAATATTCTATAAATTTAGTTTCTTTTTCAAGGTCTGGTTTTTTCGGCATTTGTTTTCCTCTTTAATTTATCTTTAGCTTTATCAATAACTAGACTTCCATCTAACCATGTTCCAATTATTTCTCCTAAATCTTTATCAGGCATATAAGATATTACTAAATCTTGTCTTTCTTTAATCCATGTTTTATCTAATACTAATGATCCGTCAATATCAGTTCCTTCTTCATCTCCTGACACATGAGATACGATTGTTATGGTTTTATCATTTTCTTCTACAACAAAGCCAACAGATACACAATCTGCTAATTCTGATTTTAAATCAGTAATATCTGTCCACCCATCTGTAGGTGTAATAGCATCTTCCCAATGTAATAAAACTAACTTTGATTTCATTTGTATTTAAAAATATATTTACTCCATAAATAACTTCTTGCAATACTTATCGCTGTAAAGATTAACGAGAAATGTATCATCTTCCAAAAGGGTAAATAAATACCATATAAAGGAAAAATATACATTTGTATTAATAAAGATATAATTAAACCACTTCCTATGTCTAATGTTCTATGTATTAAATGTCTTATATTGGTCATTTTTTCTTTCTTAAAAACTTCAAGTAATCTGCTCCTTCTTCGACTTCCCAAAATATCTTAATAAAATCAGGGTGTGTGTCAGGCAATCTTGTATTAAATACTGCTACTGCACAAGGCGACATCATTTTATTAGGTAAATTTAACATCTTGGCATAGTTGTCATATTTTTTATATGAACCAACTTGAACACAGTGCATTGTTATATCTGAATTTGCATCTTTAACAGGCATATAACCACTAACATGAGTATGACCTGCCATAAGTAAATGATCTCTTGAATTAAATATTGCGTGTCTTATTATCCCATGTGCTGTGTTATAGATTGAATGTCCTCTAAAATTATGAGAACAATTTACTCTTACATTATGTTTGGGTAGTTTTAATTTAACTCTTATATTATGTGGTGCGTATGTAGTTTTTAAAGGTTTGCATATCCATTTAATAGGGTCGCCTTCTCCACTCCACATATCATGGTTTCCAGCTACTATAAATAACCAGTTAGTATAATTAATTAACCACTCAGTTAATTGCCAACCTTGTTCTGCTGATGTAGTTTGTTCTGCCCATAATCCTGCAAGTTTAGTTCTTCTTGCCCAATTATTTTGTAAATCACCTACATTACAAGCATACATTCCATCAGTTTTATTTGTTATATCTAAGTGCTTTATAACACTAGGCATATCGCAACCATCATCATCAATGTGAGGGTCGCCCATAATATAAAGTCCAATGGGTTTATCATCTTTTATTCTTATATTTAAAAATTCTTCGTTATTTTCTCTTTTCTCTTTTCGATTAAAAACATCAACTCTTTGTTTAACTAAATCTTCTGTTGATATTTCTTCATCATAGAATTTGTTTTCTACTTCAAATCTTTTCATTACTTTAGGGGAGTTTGTTTTTCTTCCACAATCTCTACATTGATATCTTTGTGGACTTCCGACTATGTGTGTATCTTTTCCTCTTTTAATAATATGGGTAGAGCCACACTTAGGACAAGCTAACATATTGCCATCATCATCTAATTGAAGAATATCTACTTTAGAGAAGTTTCCACCATTATTGTGAATTGTCATTCTTTTCTTCTTCCTTGATAAGACATTCCAAATACCAACGAGCTTTCTTTAAATCAGACAAAGCAGTACCTTTATATGGATATCTTGTAACATACTTAATGATGTTTCCTCGAACATAGTCCATCTCCCATGAACGAATATAATCTATCGTTTCTATCCCTTTCGTGTAATGGTCAGGGTGATTGATTATGTCTTTCTTGTCTTTGCTCATCTATTTTATCTAGTATTTCGTTCCAACCTATAGGGTTGTCATTTAAAAACTTAATACCACCATACAAGTAATCCCAGCGATTTTCAAGTTTCCCTTTAATGCTGACTCTTGCATTTGGATCAATAGAATAGATGGCATGGATTATTTCCATCTCTCTTTTTGTATAAGCTATATTAGTACACATAGCTTTAAACTCCTGGCTATGAATTTATTAATAAATAAATAATTAAGCCGATTGTTAATAACTCGAGAATACTAATCTCAGGTCTTAAATACTTAGTTTTTATTCTATAAAAAAACCAAGAAAAAAATTCAGGTTTATAGTGCATTAATAAAACTATACTTATAGTAAGTAATAATGCTTCTATATAAGTCATTGAAGGGGATTATCTGACCTAGCTTTTATTTCATTAACTTTAGCATTTAATACTGCTATTTCTGCCTTATTAATAGCAATGTCTGCTGTTAATGGTTTAATATCAGGTGCTGATTTTTTCTCAAGCACAGCTAAACGATTAGAGATTTCTCCAAACTTAGAAAAACCACCACCGATAGCTATTGTAATTGAGAGTAAAACTCCCCATGTTTTTATGTCTTTAAAATCCACGAATTCTCCTTAAATGTTCTTCTGCTCTTATCGTATTATCTATAGATTCCTGTAGGCTTCTTTGATATGTCGCCACAGGGTCGCTATAGTTGTTTTGATTTTCAGCATATATATTTCTAGTATCAATATATTCTCTTGTTTCATAATAATCTCCCCCATCTATAATGGGTTGGTTATTAAATATATCTTGGTTTATATTATTGTAACTGTCAAGAATCTTATTGTTATTCATAGCTTTAGCTACTATTAATGATGTAGCTATAAGTCTTTGATCTACTCTTTTTATAGCTTGATTTACTCTTTTTTCTATATTCTCTATTGAAATAGTTTGAGTAGATACTCTAGTATCTTCTTCATTCCTGCCTTCTTCCACCGATTCACTTCTGCTTTCGATACTTTCTTCTCCTGAATCAGCGACTTCAGTTCCTTCATCTCCTGATCCACTATCGCTTGTTTCTCCAGCTCCCTCGCTTTCCTGTTCTGAGCTAGTAGCGACTTCAGTTCTTTCTTCTTCTTCGTTAGTGATGGTTTCATCTTCTACTTCTTCAGTAGCAACTGTATTTTCTCCTTCAGATTCTTCAGGAACATTGTTATTTTCTCTAACAGGTTCTTCTTCTGAGCTTGATATTTCTGCGACAGACTCTCCATTAGTTCCTCTTTCGTTTTCTCTTGGTGAATTTCCATTTGCTGTTCTGCCAACTTCTTCTGTTGGTTCTGCTTCAACAACTTCTTCTCTTGTATTGTTTGGCTCAATCGTTGTGCTAGATTCAAAGGTTTCTTCGATGGTCTGCCCAACTTCTGCTGTTTCAATAATTCCTTCTTCAATTTCGATTTCTGTTGTGAATGTTTCGAGGGCCGTTGGTTCTTCATATAATACCTCCATTGTTTCTACAGGTTCAAAAAATATGTTTACAATACCTGTATTAATTTCCTCTACTGCTATTTCCTCAAAATATAGTTCTTCAAATAATTGTACCACCATTTCAGGTTCTTCAAAAACTTCAAAGACAAATTCTTCTAGTGGTATAAATTCTACTGTTTCTATTTCATTAGTTAATGTTTCTTCTATTTCCTCAAATGCTGTGGCTATAATTGCTGTTTGAGTAGCAGACAATACCTCATCATCATAAGTCATAGTAACTGATATATTATCTAAGTTAGGGCCACCCAAAGTAGCAGGAGCATTAGCATCAGACCCACTAACAAGAAGATTTCCAATGTTAGAGCCAGTACCTGTATACGAGATACTATCTTCAAAATCTTTGCCATTAATTCCTGTAACATTTGTTCTCTCCTGTGTAGTAGTAGCTAGTACATTGCTATCTGAATCTCTAATTTGTAATCGGATAGTAAAGCTATCAGCTCCACCTGACCCACCCCAACAACCTGATACACTACATTCTCCATTTTGTACTTGAATACTAGAGTTTAAAGTAATGCCATTATTAAGCATAGGTTGGGTTATAGTGTTTGATGTAAGATCAAATGATTGTTCAATACTTCCACTATTTCCAAATTCATAGTCATATGATGAGCCACAACAATCTGAAATAACTGTTCCATTTCCAATTTGTGTCCAACTATTAGCATTTCCATTTTCAAATGTACCATTAGTAATTAAATTGCCAGTAGTCTGACTTTCAGCAAATAATGTTAATGGAAATAATAGTGGTATTAGATATCTCATTGTTTCTCTATTGGGTAAATTTCTTGTTCATTAGAACCCCATACAGGATTACCTATTTCTACCTTATATGTTGCACAACTAGACAATAATGTTGTTAATAATATAACTCTAATCATTCCAAGTCATACTCGGTTTAGTTGTTTGATTTCTTAAATTTCCTTTTCTTTTTTCAATCCATCTAGCTTTAGCTTTCTCACCAATTAATCCATCAATAGGGCAAGGAGTTCCTGCCATCATCATAGCTTCCCACACATTTTCATCTTGACACATTAAAGATATTGCTGCGACTTTCATACCTAGTTTAGATAATACTGCAACTGATTTTCTTCTCTCACATTGAGGATCTACATAATAGCTTCCAAATGTGCCACTAAATCCTATAACTGTAACACCTGCTGCTAAAGGAATAACACAACTATCTTGTCCATATACACTCATAGCAGGAGCTGATGAGCTGTTTACGGCAGTTTTTTGATTGGTAGTGTTGTTTGTTGTATTCGTTGTATCTGTATTGGAAGATGAGCCTGATTGATATGTTGTTGATGACTCATATCCACCTGTGATTGCTGTATTACTTCCAGCATTATTTGTTTGAGAGTTAGTTGTACTCCCTGATGAGGTTACATCTGCCATAGCATCTACCATTCCCAACACTAAAATTAGTGCTAAGAGTAGCCACATCGCTTCTTTTACTATTTTCCATTTCATTTTCTTGTAAGTGATCCACCAAAATATAATCCTATAATTGAAAAAATTGTGTGTGATTGTAAGCTAGTTATAAAAATCCCTGTTCCTTCTTTCCATACTGTTGTTTCATAAGATGAGCCAAAAATCCACCAACCTGAATCTACCTCAGTAGTTACTTGATAGATAACATTAATATCAGTAAAGATAGGTGCAACGATTGGTACTACAATAATTGAAAATACGCACATTAAAGCTATCCATCTTCTGGTATGTTTAGTATGAGGGTCAGTTACTTTTCTTGCTTTATCTGTTTGTCTAGCTGCAAATTTTGCTCGTTCCATTAAAGCCTTTTCTCTATCAGCTTCAGCTTGAGCTTTCTGTGCCATAATACTCATAGCTCCACCAAGTAAGGTTGAGCCAAGCATTGATATAAGTTCCATTGGTATCATTCTAATTCTTTCTCCAATCTTTCGTTATATTTTTCTGCACCACCACCAAACCAGTTATAAGCTAATGGCCCAACTAATGGTATTCCTTTTAAAACAGGTTTAAGGTTTACATCTTCTCCATATGCAGCATCAATACCTTCTTTCCCTACTTTTGCAACAGCATCTATAATAGGTGTAGCTGGAGTTATAAAATTAGCTACATATTCAGTAGGTTTTCCTTCTTTTAAATATCTATCAGTAGTATATTTATCTATACCATAAACACCAGTTAATGCCCACATAGCTTGTGTTGGGATTTGTTCAGGTTCAATATCTCTGCCTAATAAAAAATCTCTAACTAATCTTGTACCTACGTTGGCAGCAGATAAATAACCTGCTAATACTGTTGCATTTTTAATCGCTGTTTTTTTATTTCCTTTTTTAAATTCTTGTATAACTCCCCTTCTTGCAACATCAAGTTGTTTTATCATAAACGATTTAAGCATATAAGATATGCGACCAATGTTTGGGTTATCAAGATAAGGTTGTGGCATTTCTAACATAGAAATAGGTTGTATGCCTGATAATTCATTAAATCCATGAAATTTAATATTGTCAGTTATTCCTTCTCCACCTTTGCTTTTTGGCTTATATGCTTTTAAATCATCTATAATTGCAAAAACATCATCTCCATAAAATTGACCCCATTTTCTTTTAAATGCTCTTTCACCTGCTGGTGTCTTAACTTGATTAATAGCTTTTCTAAAAGATGCGTTCATAAAAGTTTCTTTACCTAATCTATCTAATGTTCTAAATCCTGATATATCAAATAATTTATTTAATAGCCTTGCTGTTCCTCTAGTTCCTCCTTCTGCTACCTCTTGCATAGCATTATTTATACCAACATCAATTAAACCTATATCTTTAGTTTTAAACATAGCTGCAAAAGTATTTCTAAATCCATTTAATGCACCTGAAACACCAAGATCACCAAGTTGGACTATTGCAGATATTGGATTAGCTATAGTTCCCATATATCCTAAATCTTTTATTGTTCCAATAGCTGATCCTGTAGATTGCTCTCCACCTACAAATCTACTTTTAACTAAACCTGTTAAATCATTTATTTGTTTAGGAGATAAAGAAGTATCTTCTGCAATTAATTTACCAACAGAATCATCTATATCTATATCGCCTTTTGCTTTTACTAAATTACGACCAAAAAATCTATTTCTTTCAACAGTATTGATAGCATTTCTAAAATACAAACTTAATGATTCTTCAGGAGAAGTATAAAACTTTTCTATTTGTTCATCTGTTAAATTGTCAAGTTTTCTTTTTTTTGCAAACTTTGGAAGCCCATCGGTTGTTAAACCATATCCTCTAAGATAACGATTAGCTATTTCTGATTTTTCTTGGTCTGTTAATTCAGCAGCACCTATCTTACCTTTTCTTCTTGCATAGTCATCTTGCATTTTTTGAAGTTCTGATTTTCTGCCACCACTAATATCTTTCATTAAGCCATCGTAATCTTTAATTGTTCTTGGAAAATAATCTTCTAATTTATCAAAAACTAAACCACTATCTCCTAAATCATCATACATTTTATTTAAAGAATCTTTAATTCCACCTATCTTAGTAAATTCTTTACTTAAAGATTCAGGCATATTCTTTACAGCTGTTTCATAATTACCATTATACAAGGCTTTAGCTACAGCATTATAAGCTACTTTATTTGTTTTTTTTAAATCTATCATACCTTTTACAAAAGGAGTTATTTCTGTCATTTTATTTACTGTATTTACATGAACATCGTATTCAAATCTTCTCATTCTGCGAAGAATAGGTTGTGATATATTACCTATCCTAGTTGATAAAACACCTAGGTATTTATCTAAATATGGATTTAATACTCTGCCTACAGCACTATCGTTTGCTAATGTATGATTTATTGATTTTTCAGCAATAGATTTAGTTTGTGCTATTTTTAATTTTCTACCTGATATTTGTAATGCTTCTGCAAGTTGAGGATATTCTTTTTCAATCATTTCTTGTGCTGATTTTGGAGTCATTCCATAAGCTATTTCTGTGTTAATATCTTTTTCTGCTTGTTTTACAAGGTTAGTTGCTTTTTGTTCTAAAGTAGAAGGTTTAATAGCTTTGCCTAATACAGTTAGCCCTGCACCAGCAACTCCACCAAGACCTGCATATAATGCAGCTTTACCTGGGTCTATTTCTCCTTGTTGTGCTAAATCTTCTGCAACACTATAACCACCACCATAAAGAGCAGACAAAGCTCCTGCTGCTTTTACTGTTTGTCCAATAGGTAATAAAGTTGTAACATCTGCTATACTACCAGTTATCTCTCCTATTGATTGTGCTGTACCTCCATCAGGATCAAAGTATGGGCCATATTCTTCCATTAAATCCCTTTCTCTTTTACGAAGAATCATATTTTTTCTTTCTTCTATACTAGCTTCATCAAAGCCTTCTCCATAAACAGCTTCAGGAGTATGATATTGAAAGCCTTTATCTAAACTAATACTAAATTGACCTAAAGGTATGTTTCTTTCAAGTACATCACTTACATAACCAACAAAGTTATTTTGTTTATCATAGCCATACATAAATTGAGTAAAAGTATCATCAGTTTCTGTTCTAATTAATTCATTATTTATTATTCTGTCGCCAGGACTTGCACCTAGTTCTTGTAATGTTGGAGAATTAAATACATCTTGTTCTGTTAATTTTTCACCTAAATCAACTCTATCTTCTTCACTAGAAAATTTCCTAACAATTTCATTATCAATAAGTTCATCGCCAGGTAAAACACCTAACTCACGAAGTCTTGGTGAACCTTGTATATCTTCAAGGTTTATAGTATATGGTTCTGCCATTTATATTATCCTACTGTTTAATTTTAATGTTTTTATTTGCGAATCTATCTACTCCAGATTGAACAGACTCTTGCTTTTGATTATTAATTGATAATTCTCCTGTTGCTAGTCTTTTTGCTGCTGCTCTCAATGCAGTAACAGGGTCTGTATAATCTCCTCTATTAACCAAAGCTATAGCTTCTAAAGCAATTAAATCATCAATTTCTTCGACATTAAAAAAAGTCGAAGATTTACCTGCAATAGTATTTATATCTTCAGCAAAATCTTTATTAATATCTTTAAGTCCTTTTATAGAATCTTTAAAAATTCTTGATTGCTCTTTAGATTGTTTAATAGGTTTGCCTATTTTAGTTTCTTTTTGTAATTTTTCTATTTCAGCAGCAGTTTTTTGTAAACCAACTCCAGCAACAAGATTTTCTAGTTCTTGTTTTTGTAAATCTGTGCCTACTTTTTGTCCTGCAGTTATTGCTCTACCAAATTGACCTGCTAAACCTTCGCCAGGTTGTCTAGGTTTTAGTAATTCTAAACTACCTTGTAGTATAGCTGCATTAATTAACTGTTTATTACTTTGATCTATTCCTGGAAACACAGTACCTAAAACATCTCCAAATATATTTGAACTTGTAGTTTGTTGTGTTGGGATTTGTGTATTTGTTTGCATATCTGATTGCATTACAGGCATTGATGATCCTGCGTTAGCATCAGATATTAAACCTGGTGTATTATTTGTTGTAGTAGATAACATTCCACCAGGATTTAATGAAGGATTATTTTGTATCATTTGAGCAACAGCAGCAGCATTTTGTGGCTGCATATCTATCCTTCTTGCATTTCCCCTGTTTCTAAAAACAGGATTACTTATAATACTTTCATATCTTCTTAAATCTAATGCTAATTGTTCTTCTTTTGTTAAAGGTTTTTTTGCCATTATGAGAATAACCCTCCTAGTAATGCACCACCTAATATGTAGGGGTTCATTGCTCCTAAACCAAGTCCTGATAAAGCTCCTGGAACTTGAGGGCCTACTGCTCCTATAGCACTACCAAATAAACCTGGTGCTGCTCCTGCAAGAGTAGAACCTGCTCCAATTCCTAAACTACTAGCTAAACCTGCACCACCTAATGCACCTGCTAAACCACCTGTTTGCCCACCTGGAGCTGTAGTTGTCTGTGTTCCTGGCAAGACAGTTCCTGCTGCAATATTAGCATATTGATTTAATGCTTCACTTGGAGCTGCTTGTTCAAATGCAAATCTTCGCATAGCTTCTGTAATAGGTTGCTGTGATCTTGCTGTTTGAGCTGCTGCAATATTAGCTAAACTAGCTGATGGTTGCATTAAAGTAGACATAGCCTGTGGTGCAAATGCTAACCCTCTGGCTTGTGCAGATAAAGTATCTCCATATACATCACCATATAACTTAGATGCAACATCTGATTGTTTAGTTAACATATCTTTTATAACTTCAGATTCTAGTATACCTTGTCGAGTTCCACCAAGCTGTCCTGCTCCTGTAGCATCTCTACGAGCTTGTTGAAGTAATCTTGAAGCACTTTCTTCCATTGGTCTTAAACCTGCTCTTAAAGATTCTTGTAATAGAGGATCAGAGAATCTTTGTGCTGGGCTCATCAACTGTTCTTGTATAGAAGGAATTATAGAACTAGCTATAGTGGTTTGTGGCCCTAAAGCTGTTTGTTCTGCCAGTTGTTCTGCTTGAAAAGTTAAATCACTAGGCGATGCGTAAGTTTGTCCTGGGAAAAACTGTTGTGTTGGTAAAGCCTGTGCTTTTGAATATAAATCTTTTAAATAAGGAGCTTGTCCTTCCCATGGTTCTGATTTCATTGTTTGGGTGCTAGGTGCACTTCCTTTGCTCATAATATTACCTCTAATGTATTG